TCAACTCTGGACGTTTATAAATTGCAATTATAAATACTAACATAATTTTAGGATAATAAAAAAGGGTAAGTCGTAACCTACCCTCTTTCAGATTTATTTAATTAACTACTACTAAGTAGTTGCAATTAATTCTTTAGCAACTGCAAAAGTTCCTTTTACCAGCACTTTAGTATCGTTTGCGGAAACAAATTGTGTCAACTGTCTTTCAGCAATCACGCTAATTCTTCTGTCTTTAAAGTCAGTTCCATTGTAACCAATTTCAAAGTTAACATCCAATAAAATACCGACGTTAACCGCAGATAAATCTCCACCTACAAAGTCATTACCGCCAAGTCCAGCAGTTGTTGGGATTAACTTCATACCGCTAACCGTTTGACCGTCCGCAGTCTTGAATGGTGGCATAATGTAATTCCCGTTTGTATCTTTTGATACTTCCATCTCGCTCAATTTATCACTATCGACAAATAAAGCGGAACCCATTCCGTAAGAGTTGTAAACCTGCAAAGCAACAGCTTTCATAACGTCCCAATTGTTTGGGGAAACTACCTTACCAACTAAACCATCGCCATTTTTAACACCTTTACCACCATCAAAAGCAGTAGCGTAACCAACTAAACCACTTAGGTTATTACCAGTTCCATCTCCAACAAATAAGCCATTTTCAACAACGATGTCCAACCTCTTCATAAGGTTTGTTTGCATGTAGTTAAATAACTGACTTGTATATCTCAAGAAGTTTTTAGTTATCGTACCCATAACAGAAGCAGTCTTAGCTTCCTGTCTTCTCTCTTCGTATCTTACAGAAGCATTTGGACTAGCATCTAACTCCCCGTGAAATGTTGGTGCTCCTTGCTCATCCAATTCTTCCATCCACATTACAAAAGGCTCTGTAACAGATAAAGTCGAAACAGTTGCTTCGTTTAAATATGTTAACATTCTCTTTCTTACTGGAGAAATAATACCAGTGTCTTGTGTGATTGAAGTTTGAGAGGCAGAACCACTAGCACCAATTGTATTAGAAACACCAACCGTTATAGGTGCTTTAACCGCAATTCTTACAGTTCCTTTTTGATCGTTAGCTACTTTCAATAAGTCCTCTGACTTTTCTTGTATAGCTTCATTCATAACCTCCAATAATGATTTATTGTTGGCGAATCCAATACTAGAATTTGCTATTCTTGATTTCTTATAAGCTAAATCAATAGCCTCAACATTAGCTTTTAAAGAAGCTTCAATTTGCTTTTCTAATTTTAAAATGTCCTCTTTTGAAGCTTTATCCTCTACTGCTTCTTGGATTGCTTTATTTGCTAAATCTCTGTACTCAGAGGCTAATTCATCCCTTTTGTCTACATCTTCTATTTTATCAAAATCCTCTTTTGAAATAGATTTAAGTTCTAAGAAATCATAGAACGATGTTTTTAATGTAAATTTTTCCATTTTAATTGGTTTTGTTTGTTAAATTAATAATTGTTTATAAAATAATTGAACGCTTCAAGGCTCTTTTTACTTCTAAAGTGTCATTAATAACGGCTTTATTTGTACGAGTTTTTACGTAGTTTTGGTAAAGTTTATCAAATTTATCTATATTTCCAAATGTTTGTATGATTTTATCTATGTCGTCTTCGTTGTAATCCTTTGTATTATCGTTGTAAACTCCTGTTAGGCTATTACTGCCCATTGTAACGGCAGACGTTTCTAGTTCTTTGGCTTCCTGTACTGCGAAAAAATACCCTTGCTCCTCTACTTCTTTTGAATTCCCTATCATAGGTAGTAAAGACGTGTATAGTTTGTATGCTTCTTGGTCCTGGATGTCATCAACAGCTAGAGATATTTTAATGTACATCATACCAACACTATGCTGGTTAATCATACCATTAGCCATCTGAGAAAAGAATTGCTCCGATTGTTCTTTGTAAATAGCAACATCTTTTAATAATGCCATAGTACTCAAATCACTATCATAACCAAATGATTTAAACGCACCCATTAGCTCGTAAGCTTTTAGAACCTTACCAGCTATTTCCGTTGTGTAGTTTGCATGATCCTTAATGTATAACTGCCGTTTATTTTCTTGAATAGATTTAGTAAAGCAACCGTTTAGATGTACGTCGTCGTGGCTATCCATGTAGTTATAGGTGTTTGCTATAATAGTACGGTATAATATTTCATCAGTATCACTAGGTAACTCAGCCTTATTAACTCCTTCAGATGGTAGAGTTAATTTAGGTGTAAGTATTAACCCTTCTGTATGCTTTACAGTAGCTCGTTTAATACTAATTAGCTCCTTTTTATTAGCTAACTTATCTCTTATAATTTGTTTTCTATTCATATCTTAAACCTATTTCAAATTTTATTTGCTCTACTTCTTCGGGTGTTAATGTTTCGATTACTTTAGTTGCTACTCCAACAGGCATCTTGTTTAGTTTCTCACTCCAATGCTCATTTAAACTAACTATATTAGATTTATTATAAATTAGTTTATAGTCTTTAACTAATAATGGATTGATTTGGTTAAAAAATGACCTTTGGAACTCATTGATTATTAAGTCAGCCGTTGGAAGTATAACATCGCGATAAGCAGCTTTTAAAGCTTCTGCATAATTAGCATATTGTGACGCGTCTGTATCACCTACTAACTGTGAAGGGTATTGATAAACTCCAGCTATTCTTCGCACGTGCATTTTCTCTGATTCGATAAGTTTCAAATCATTTGCACTCATACCGATTTGAGTAAAATCTAAAGGTACTTGAGCCTGTATAACCTTATTCGCTTTATCTGCTCCCCCGATTAACGCTTTTAGTTTGTCTTGTAAAATACTAAATATTGTATCTGGAATACGCCCACCATCTTTATTCCCCTTAGGTGATATGATACCTATTGCACCTCTATTTTCAAACAATGATTTTTCTGCTTCTGCTCTGTTATTACTTGCTATTACGGTGTCCCAAACTGGCTGTAATGGGCTTAACCCTTCTTTAGTACTCTTGCGTTTTAAATCGTATGGTAGTCTAATAATTATCAAATCCTCCGTTGGTATTCTGTAACTTTTTGGCCCATCTTTAAAATCATAGTACGTGGGGTTTTCGTAGAATCCAATTAGTCTTCGCTCCCTTTGCATACACTGATTAGGAAGCACAAATAACTCATCAGGGATGATTCCATCACCTTTTTTATGAATAAATGCGACCCCAAAGTTTAAAAGATTAACAGCTGTTAGCCTCATACCTTCTTCATGTCCGTAGTCTTGATTCCAGTTATTAAAAAACAGCTCATTATAAGCATCTGTATCATCTGTAACCTCATCTTTATCTGTTAATTCATACGGCAACGCCCCTACCTTACTAGATATGTTGTTAATTACTGAATAAACTATGGAGTTTGTAAGAAATCCTTTATCCCACAAATCAGTATCGGATATATTACCGTAATTTCTGCTCCCGAATAGAGAAACAAATGAGTTTGCAGTGTTCGATTTTAAATCTGTGAGTATATTCATACGTATTTTACCGTAATTTTTATGGGTAAATATACGTATTTATTTTATTTTATCGTATGTTTGTGGTGTCTTTTTGCTTTTTGGGGGTGTTTAGTTTATTCTAGCACCCTTTTTTTACCCTATAATCTCATACCTTATTTCTCTTTCAATATAACGTAGGGGGTCCAAAATGTGATTATGCTCATCAATTGGACGCTCTACATCTTTATCACTATACACATAGTTTAGTAGTTCATTTTTTAAATTAACACTATCAACATGAGCAAAGATTTTCCAGTTCTGTAAATTTTGGCAACCTTCTATAATTGTTTCTTTTTTTGATCCGTAGATGTTCCATCCGTCATTTAGAAACATTAGTTTATTAGATGGGTTTGCACTATCTGCTATCGTTGTCCTGTCCTTATCATTCTCACCTATTGCATCATTAGCGGCGTCTAAACATCCATGAGGTTCTAAGCCACTCTTATAAACTAACTCCCTGACAAATAGATGTTTATTTTTCCAGTCATAATGTACTTTGATTAAAGTGAAGGGATCTTTAAAACCCCAGTCAATACCAAACATGAACGGTAAATGGCTGCAATCTTCATCATTTGAATACTCCACCCAATTCTGAAATACAGCACCATCAATTTTACCTTCTAATCCTAACCCGTAAACCCTCCATTTATTCGCCCAATAGTCATTTATTATGTTACCATTTAAATCATAACCTAGTAATTTATACCGTTCAATCTCGCTTGTTTCCTCCTTACTTAAGAACTCGTTATCTTTATAAGTTAGCTTAATAAAATCAGCATCGGGGCGGGTAATTACTTCTTCGTGTGCCCAAAATTTCTTATTAGGATTAAAATCTAAATAGATATTTTTAGCTCTACTTGTTAGCTCCCTGTAAGCTTCAAACTTTATCTTGTTAGCTTCATTGACAAATATAACATCAGATCGTAAACCCTTACCTATATCATCCTTATCCATCCCAATAAACTTAATCATGCTACCATTAGGGAAACGGCAAAAAGTCCCATTGGTAAATCTTACCAAGGGATATAAGCCAGTCAATTTTAATATGTTTACAAAGTCTTTTATGACTGTGATACGCATCTTAGATAGCTCATGAGATACTATAAAAATATCTTTATTTGCTTTGCTAGATGCGTGGTTTATGAGTATCAGTAAAATGCTAAAAGTCTTAGAAGCTCCTTGTCCGCCTTGTATGACTTTTATACGCTTTTTTAAAGATGCTATCTTTCTTAGTGCTGTTGTGGGTGCTATCATTCCTCACCTTCCTCACCTTCTAAAGGGTCTAAGTTTAATATACTTAATGATCCGTTATGACTTACTGTACTATCCTGTCTATCTGTCCATTTAAAACGATTCTTCATATTCATGTACCAGCCAGTGTAATTAAACGTGCCGTCTTTAAGGTTTGTTCTACCTTCAGTTTCCCACCAAGATTCCGAATGTATTCTGCCGTTTTTTATGGTTTCCGAAAATTGCTTATCCTCAACCATCCATCTATCCCATAAATCATTAGAAAAAGTGTTTCTCCATTTAAGAATTAAAGATTTTATTTCCTTATCACTAGCCCCTACACTATAAAGTTCGGTAAATATTTCAGTCCAGTTTTCTGGGAATTTATCAATCTCTCTGTCTGGTTCTTCTTTTGGTCTGCCTACTTTCTTTTTCATACTCAAATATAAAGATTATTTATAACATTTAAAAAGTGATTATTTTTAAG